CGCGTCGCAGATATCTCCGTGGATAACCGGGCAAGTTTTGAGCTTTCGAACGGCTCCCAGATAAAAGCAATCTCCACCAGCGGCGATGCCGGTCGCTCAGAAGCGTTGTCTCTTTTAATTGTCGATGAGGCCGCGCACGTTGAAAATATGAGTGAGTTGTGGACTGGTCTATATCCAACTCTTTCTACTGGCGGTCGATGTATAGCTCTTTCAACTCCGAATGGTGTTGGCAATTGGTTTCATAAAGCATATGCCGAATCGGAAGCCGGGGAGAATGATTTTTATCCCACGATGCTCAAGTGGGATGCTCACCCTGACCGCGACAAAGCGTGGTATGATAAAGAAACTAGAAATATGTCTCGCAGGCAAATTGCACAGGAATTAGAGTGTAATTTCAATACTTCCGGTGAGACAGTCTTCCATGCGGATGATATTGACCGCGTCCGCGATAGGGTCCAAGATCCAAAATATAGAACGGGGGTGGATAGAAATCTTTGGATCTGGGAAGAACACCAATCAACTAATTCTTATATGATTTCCGCAGATGTTGCGAGAGGTGACGCTAATGACTATTCTGCTTTTCTTGTTTTTAAATTAGAAACGATGGAGATCGTAGCCGAATATCATGGGAAGATCACATTAGACTTTTTTAGTGAAATACTTTATAACACGGGCAAAGAGTATGGGAACTGCCTGATGGTCGTAGAAAACAATTCTGTTGGATTTGCCGTCTTGGAAAAGCTGCGAGACAAGGAATATCCAAATATTTATTATTCTGTTAAATCCACTCATGAATTCATAGACCCAATCTCTGCACAAAACAATAACAGTGCAGTGGCTGGCTTCTCAACCACAAACAAAACAAGACCTCTTATCATCGCTAAACTTGAAGAATTCGTTAGAAACCAACTAATTACCATATATTCTAAACGAATGTTGAGCGAGATGACAACGTTCATTTGGAACAATGGAAAACCGCAGGCACAAAGAAGTTATCATGACGACTTAATTATGTCTTGCGCAATTGGTTGTTGGGTGAGGGATACTGCATTGGTTGCTAATAAACAAGAGATCGAGTATTCAAAAGCGACTCTTCGATCAGTATTCAAGTCAAATTCAACATTTAATACGGCGATACCGGGGCAATCAGGCTATAAATCTGTTGAATTATCTGATAAGATGAGCGAGCACCAAAAACAAGTAAAAGAATTTTTTTGGCTTTACAAGGGATAAAAAATGGCTGGTTATTATAACAACAGACGAAGAATGAATCCGGAGAACAATCCAAGGAATCCAAAATCTGAGCTTTTTAGAAAATTGACGAGGTTGTTTTCTGGGCCGATAGTAAATTATCGTACACAAACAGAAAGAGACCTGACGAGACGAAAGATGGATAAATACCGCTTTCGTTCTATGAGCGGTCAGCAGTTTAAGAAGACTACATATAATCCACTAGATCATCTTCATTCCAATATCTTAGCCAGCCAGAACCGCTCTGAGCGCTATGCAGATTTTAACCAGATGGAGTACACCCCAGAAATAGCCTCAGCGTTGGATATTTATGCCGATGAAATGACAACTTCGAGTGAGTTACAGCCCCTCCTTAAGATTGATTGCCCAAACCAAGAGCTTAAAACAATTCTATATTCTCTTTATGAAAATATTTTAAACCTTGAGTTTAATCTTTTTGGGTGGTGTCGCTCCTTGTGCAAGTTCGGAGATTTCTTTCTTTATCTGGACATTGATGAAGAGCACGGTGTTAAAAATGCCATTGGGCTTCCTCCCCAGGAAATTGAAAGAATCGAGGGGGAAGATCCAACAAATCCAAATTATGTTCAGTATCAGTGGAATTCTGGTGGAATGACCTTCGAAAATTGGCAAGTTGCTCACCTTCGTATCCTGGGGAACGATAAATTTGCCCCATATGGAACTTCTATATTGGACCCAGCAAGAAGAATTTGGCGACAACTAACCCTTCTTGAAGATGCGATGATGGCTTATCGCATTGTCCGTTCCCCCGAACGCCGAGTATTTTATATTGATGTTGGTGCCATTCCGCCCAATGAGATAGAACAGTATATGCAAAAAGTTGTTACGCAGATGAAGCGTAATCAGGTGGTAAATCAAGATACTGGTCGTGTTGACCTTCGATACAACCCCCTTAGTATTGAAGAGGATTATTATATTCCAACGCGCGGGGGCAACACTTCGAAGATTGAAACTCTTGCCGGGGGCACCTATACTGGCGATATCGATGATGTAAAATATTTGAGAGACAAGCTTTTTTCAGCACTCAAGGTTCCGGCCTCTTATCTTTCAAACTCCGCAGAGAGTGATGAAGATAAAGGGACTCTCGCCCAGAAGGATATTCGATTCGCACGAACTGTTCAGAGACTGCAGCGATCAATTATAACTGAGCTAGAGAAGATTGGCATTATTCATCTTTATATTCTTGGTTATAGGTCAAAAGATTTAATTTCTTTTAATCTATCTCTCAATAATCCTTCAAAGATTGCAGCAATGCAAGAATTGGAACATTGGAAGCTTAAATTCGATATCGCCTCCGGCGCAACAGAAGGTTATTTTAGCAGACAGTGGGTTGCAAAAAATATCTTTAATCTTTCTGACGAGGAAATTTTACGTAACCAGCGGGAGATGTTTTATGATCGTAAGCTCGAAGCAGCTCTCGAAGCAGCTGCCGACGAGGCGTCAGAGGAGCTGGCAGGACCACCGGGAGAAGGCGATCTTGGTGGTGATCTTGGTGGAGAGGAAGGTCTCGAAGGTGATCTTGGTGGAGAGGAAGGCCTCGAAGGTGATCTTGGTGGAGAGGAGCTTGGCGGCGAGGAAGAAGAAATTCCCGGCGACGATCTTCTCTTGGCTGAGCCTGGAAAACGAGACGAGGCGTATTGGAGTGAATTCAAAAGCAGGGAGGCCTTTGGGCGCCCAAAGCAAACCACGACTTCCAAGTCAAAGGGCAAGTGGTACAAGCCAGTAACAAGTGATGGTCGAGAAAGTTCAGGCCCCAGAAAAAAGAATATCAAGGCCAAGTGGAGCAATGAAAAAACAAAATCATCGCAACGAACGCTCTATCCGGGCTATTCGCCACTGAAGCAAATGGCGAAGGGTATAACAGAAGAGAAAGAGACTATTTATAATGAAGAAGAGATACTTTTTGAAGTAAACAAGGAAATTCGAGATTTGATTTCTAAAATGGAGAAAAGAGATGAAGCTTAAACACAATAAGAAGCGGAACACTGCTTTCTTGTATGAGGTTCTGATAAGGCACTTAACCAAGAGCATTCTTGAACAAAACAAGGACAATGAAAATAAAGTCTCTGAGATTATAAAAAAGTATTTTCGCAAGGGAAGTCTTCTTCGCGAAGAACTTGAAATCTACAAACTCGTAATTACAGACGAGCGTCATGGATACCACGTGGCGGAGAAACTTATTTTTGAAGCAAAGAAAGCGTTTGCCAAGATGGACAAAGAAAGGTTGTTTCAGGAACAAACCGCAGCCATTAGGGCAATCAATGTTGCACTGGGTAAGGGTACCTATTCGGTGTTTGTCCCAAACTACAAGAGCCTTGCGACTGTACAACAAATCTTTAATGATCAAACACCGATCAAGACGAGAGTTCTGCTAGAGGCCAAGATAATCCAGGATCTTTGTGACAAGAAGAGCATTCATGAAAATAAAATGCCCTCTGTCAACAATATTGTTTATAGGACTTTTGTCAAAAAGTTCAATGATCAATATGGAGAAACACTGCTTAAAGAACAAAAAGATCTTCTTTGTAAATATATTGGCTCCTTTTCTGATAATGGCTTAGAGCTTAAAATCTATCTCAATGAAGAGGTTGACCGTTTGCGAAACTTGGTTGAGTTATCTTTAAAGAAGGAGGATGTTCTCCTACAAGAGGAAACCGCCGAGAAGATTAAAGAGGTGTTGAGCGTTATTGATGATTTCAAACAGAGAGAAGTTGATCAAGGCATGGTTGAGAAGATTTTGAAAATTCAGAGTTTAGTAAGCGAAATTTAAACAATGTCTTTAACTATAAAAATAGGCGATCAGCCGGAAGAAGAACAGGGTCCTCCCGAGCATGATCCTATCCCCGTACAGCTTAATATAAGAAAGACGGTCGATGGAAATATTCTTATTTTTGATCATCCCGACATTGATATTACAATTCTACCAGAAAAAAAGAAGGTTGTTGCTTTTCCCAAAGTGAGAATATCTGACAAGGTGTACGATATTCAGGATAGATTTTTTAAGGCTCTTTTTGAAAAAGGGGTGATAAAGCAGGACTCGGTTCAGGGCGGGAATGTCTACGGCTCTATGGAAGCCGCATATCCAGATAGTGAAGAAGTTAGTGTGCTGCAAACACTTATTCTCGTAATCAGTAAGTTTGTTGAAGAAGAGAAAAAATTTGTAGATTTTGATGATCAAGTTGAAGAAGAGTGGGAGAACAGCCTCTCAGACCCAGATGAAGAAGATTCAACAGAACTCGGGGAAGTTCCTCAATCCTCGCAAAAGGGTTCTATCCGCCCTGGCTATATCTATAGCCCATACGGTATTTCCTCAATTTATAGATACGAATAGGTGAATGATGGATTTAATTTATTTTGTCTTAACTGCGTTTGGATTAACCCAAATTCTTGTTTATGGCAAGCTCTTTGATCGCTTCCGGCCCTCAAAAGAAAAGTGGAAAGGTTTTTTTCATTGCCCAATGTGTATCGGCTTTTGGGTTGGCTCGTTTTTGTTTGGAATAAATGGTTATACAGAACTATTTAACTTTGATTATAGTTTGGCCAATTTCTTTATTTTAAGCTGGTTGTCATCAGGAACGACATATCTGCTGACACAGTTCTTGAGTGATTTTGGTTTTAGGCTGGAGGTAAAAAAAAGTGATGATTAAGTGGCAGCTACAGCCTGTTAGACGATGCCGAAACGGATGTATATCCGTGCCACGGTGAGCGTGGCTTGGGGTGGATAAATGACAGATGTGAATAAATATCTCATTCGGGAATACTTTGAACTTTGCGAGGGAGGAAAGTGTCAAGACTTTTTGACCGAGGACGAGAAGAGAAGAGTTAGTGAAGGCACTGCGGTCATTCTCACGGGCAAGCTTCAAGAGGCCGACCGCCAGAACGGCAACGGTAGGGAGTACCCTGTAGATATTCTCAAGAGGGAGATTGAAAGATACCAAACAATGGTAAAGGATCGCCGAGCAATGGGAGAGCTTGACCACCCAGACAGCTCTGTTGTTAACCTTCAAAATGTTTCTCACCTTGTAACAGATATCTGGTGGGACGGCAATAGTGTGATGGGTAAGATTGAAATTTTACCGACTCCATCGGGTGATATTCTCAAATCTCTTGTCGAGTCGGGTGTTAAGATGGGCATTTCTTCAAGAGCTTTAGGTTCCGTGAAGAATCATCAGGGGCGCACAGTTGTAGAGCCAGATTTACAATTAATTTGTTTTGACATGGTTTCGGAGCCATCAACCCCAGACGCCTTTATGTTAAAAGAACATCGAGAAGTTTTTTCGAAACAAGATAAAATTAATAATCTTTTGGATGATATTATTAGAAAATGAAAAAAAGTGAGTTAAAAAAGGTATTAAAGCCTCTTATTAAAGAATGTATCAAAGAAGCTATTTTTGAGGAGGGGGTTCTTTCTGGGTTAATTTCGGAGGTGCTTAAGGGAACAAATAGTCTTGAGCCGAGCCCAATCAAATTAACAAATGAAAATTTAATTGTTGAGCAGCAAGAAAGAAAAGAGGCTCATATAGAAAAAATTAAAGAAACAAAAAAGAAAATGTTGGATGCCATTGGAAATGAAAGCTATAACGGTGTTAACCTTTTCGAGGGAACGGAACCCTTAAGAAAGGGAGGATCACAAGGTCCCCCCGGCGCCGCGTCACCCTTAGAAAATTATGCGCCGAATGATCCGGGCGTAGACATTAGTTCATTGTTTTCTTCAAGATGGAAGAGCTTAGTTTAGGAAGTATAATGGCCGGAAAACCGATTAATGTTGAAATTTATGTCAGAAGGGGAGATTCAATTGATAGGGCAATTCGCCGGTTCAGCAAGAAGGTAAAAAAATCTGGTGTTCTTGAGGACTTCATTAAGAGAAAATTTTATGAAAAGCCCTCGGTGACCAGGAATAAAAGAAACAGATTGAGAAAAAGGGTTATTGAAAGAGAAAATCAGGCGAGAAAAGAAGAAGAAAGTAATTTATACAAGCCAAAACCTAAAAGGAGAGGGAAAAGGAGAT